TCGTCGGCATCTTCAGATGTGTATAAGAGACAGTCCGAGCCCTCCGCGATTGCCGACACCCTGACCCCCTCTTCCTCCTGCAGAATGAAGGGTTTCGCCGATCCGTCGGTGCGGAACACCGCGATCTTGTCGGTCCAGGTCAGCCGCGGATTGACGGCCAGCCCAAACCCGTAGCCGTCCAGGTTCGTCAGCACGTTGGTGTCGCCTCCGCCGAGAACGGGGTTCGACAGGGCCGCCGCCGCGGCCGACCAGTAGGGAGTCGGAACCATCACCAGAAAGTTCCGCGCCGCTTCGTTCATGGGCTCGCCGGTGTCGTCCTTCAGCCCGAGCACCTGCTGAGCCCCGGCCAGGACCATCGCCCGCACTTCCTCGGGCGACGGCGCAGTCGTGGATCCGTGCACGCTCGCGGGCGCCGCCGAAATGTCGACCGTGATGTCGTTCGACTGCGCCCCGCTGTCACCCTCGCTGTGATCGGTGTCGAAAAAGAACTGGCCATCGTAGCAGGCCGCCGATTCCCCGGCGAGAATCAGGCTGGACAGCAAGCTGCCCCAGTGGGTGACGGTCCGGCCGACCAATTCGTCGATCCGGACCTGAAGCTGGCCCGTCTTGTCGCGACGGAGCCAGTCGACCGGGACCGTGAGCGTAGCCTCGAATTTCTTGTTGGCGATGGTGATGCCGTTCTCGCGGAACCCTTTGGCGTGCCGGCCTCCGATCCACTCGCGCATGGCCGGGGATTGCCCGAGCCACTTGTAGGTTTCCGACTCCTGGTCGGACGAAAAGTACATGCCGATCTGGTTGACCCAGCTCTGCGCCTGGACCACCTCGAGCCGCTGAAAAAAACGGCCGATGATGGCGCGGGACGAAAGCCCCTTGCTTGCGGACATGTTCCCGCCTCCTTACTGGGTGATGGCCGGCTGGGCCGTCGCGCCCGCCGCACCGACGATGATCCAGCCGACGGTGTCGTCGACATACTCCAGGGTCACGATGTCGCCGGCGTCCGCGAAGACGATCGCGGCAAAGCCCGTCTTGGTCGTCGGCGTCAGCGTCCCGTCGCCGCCGTCGACCGCAAGTTCGATCGTCAGCAACTGGCCGGGCGTGCCGTTGGCCAGGGTCAGCGCTTCGGCACCGCCGGTCGTCTTGGCGACGTAGCGGTGGGTCACCGGAATCGCGAGCGTGGCACCCGCGACCGAGGTTGCGCCGGTGAACGTGCCGGTGATCGTCAAATTCGGGAAGGCGTCGAACTCCACCACCGCAACACCGGTGGACACCCAGCGCGACACCGTGCCGACCAGGCTGTTGGACCCTGCCGTCAGCGTGAACGTGTCGTCGTCGCTGGCATAGACCGCAACGCGGTCGTTCGCCGTGATGCCGAGCCCCGCGATCGGCAGGACGATGTTGCCGCGCTTGCGGACCTTGACGCGGATCGCGCCGGCCGCGCCGGCCGCGTTGTCCGCCGTCTCGATCGCGAACCCGAGGAAGGGGTCGCCGGCCTGCAACGGCCGGGCATAGCCCGATCCGTTTTCGCCGACCGCGGCGCCCTCGTAGATGATGTCCGCGGCGAGAACGGGGTATTCCTCGATCTCGCCAAGTTGGTAGTCGCGCGGCTTGTCCGCGGCCAGGGTGGTCATGTGCTGTCTCCTGCGTCAGCGGTTCAGGCGGCGCGCAGCCGGGCGGTGCCGGCAGCAAGCGCTTTCTCGAAGGCCAGGTAGGCGGCAAAGTCGCCGCCGAACTCAGCCTGCAGGTCGGCGCTCTGCGACCAGGCCGCCTTGCAGCGATCCTCGATCGTGCCGGTCGCGGCCGCAGGCTGCGCCGGCGCGGCGGCGGGCACGGCAACCGCCGTGTCGTCGCGCTCCCTCTGGCGCAGGTGCGCCGCCCCGGCCGCCTTTTCGGCCCTGACGATCTGCAGGGCCAGGTCGGCTGCGCCGGTGCCGTCGCGCTTGGCCGCGGCGACCAGCGCCTCGTGCCCGGCGACGGCGATTTCGTCGATCGCGATCAGGCGTTCGCGCTCGGCAGCGACGGCCGCCGCCGTCAGCTCGGTGACAATGTCGGCCCGGTGCTCCCGCAGCTCGGCCGAGGTCATGGCAGCCCAGTCCATGGGGTGCTCCTCTCTTGCCGCGGCGGCGGGGGCCGCGCCTCCGGTTGGGTCGCGGCCCGCCATCTCCGCAACCAAATCGAACAGTGTGCCGCGCCGGTCGGCCATGCCGCGGGCCAGGGCTTCACTCGCCCCGAACACCAGCCCCTGGCCGAACCGGTCCAGCACCTCCGCTTCCGTGACACCGCGCCCGCCGGCCACGCCCGCCACGAACTCGGCGCACGACGCATCGACGATTGCCTGCATTTCCGCCCGCCCCTCGTCGCTGTCCGGCGACAGCCGCTTGTTTGGCGACTGCTGGGCCACGACGCGCACGATCCGGGCGCCCATCCGCTCAAGCATCGGCTCGATGTCGACGTATTCGATCACCGTTCCGACCGAGCCGACGACGGCGCCAGAGCCCAGGGTCACCCGCCGGCTGGCAGCCGCCAGCCAGTAGGCTGCCGAAGTGCACAACCCGCCGGCGAAGGCCTCGACCGGCTTGCCGCCCGCGCCGCGCAGCAGCGTTGCCAGATCGCTGCACCCGGCGACCATGCCGCCGGGCGAGTCAATATCGAGGACGATGCCCCGCACGCCGCGGTCGGCCTGCGCCAGCGCCACGTCCCGCGCGATTTCCTCGTAAGACCAGAACGCCCCGGACATTTGCCGCAGCAGCATCCCGCGCACCCGCACGATCGCCACGCCGCCGACCACGACGGCAAAGTTTGACCCGTCGAGCAGCTGCGCCCCGGCAAACGGGGCGACTGCGGTCGTCGCGTGGCCGTTCTGGCGCGCGGCCCGCAGCGCGGCGGCCTCGGCCACCATTGCCTCGTCCGGGCGCATTGCCCAGACGCGGCCGGACCTGTCGACCAGCATCAGCTTTCCTCCGTGTCGTCGCCGTCGCGGTCATCGTCGACGGGTGGGGCGGCCGGCTCTACCGCAGCTCCGGGCGCCGGCCCGGCCGCACCGGCGGCGGCGCGCTCGCGTTCGATCCTGCGGCGCACCACGCGCCAGTCGGTTCCGAACCGCTCGGCCGTGATTCGGGTCAGCGAGGTCACCCCGAGGGCGTGGTATTTCTCGTCCGCGGTCGCGTCCTTGACCGGGTCGATCGTCGGCCGCGCCGGGCCCGTCCACACCGCGCCCAGCCAGGCCCGGCGCGCCAGCGGGTCGCTGAACAGCCCCGGCGCCTTCAGAAGCCCGGCCGCAACCGCCTCCGAAATCACGTCCTCGTAGACCGGGGCGCAGAACTGCGCGACGTGGTGCGCGCGATCCGTCCTGAACGACTGCCACGCCATTTCGATTGCGGCGCGAGACGCGGAATAGCTTGCCTGAAAGGACTTGAGCAGCAGTTCGTGCGGCAGGTCGATTCCGGCTCCGACCTCGCGCGCGAGCACGTCGATGAACGGCCCGAACTGCGCATTCGGCCGGCCGGGCGAGAACGACTGGATCTCTTCGTCCGGCTGCAGATCGAAAATCTGCCCGGGCTCGGTCAGCCGGATTTCCTGGTTGGCCGGCGCCGCGCTTGATGCCCCTTTCAACCCCGAGGAAAGATCGCCGTCCGACGACTTCAGCCCGATCGCAAAGCACGCCGACACCACCGCCGCCATCAACTCGGCCTCGGAATAGCGCGACCGCTGCTTGAGCGATTCGATCACCGGCGCCAGCATCGGGGCGTATCGGGTCATGTCCGGACGCCAGCGCGGGCCGTGCACGTGCAGCACCAGCGGGCGACCGTCGCTGCCGTAGGCCGGAATCCTGCGCCAGGTCACCGGGCCCGCCCCGGCCACGTCGAAATCGTGCCGGTCGGCGATGTGGTAGGCCAGCGGCGCCCCGTCGGCGTCCATCTCGACCCCGCCCGACAGGCCCGGCTTGTCCATCGCCCGGGCCGGGTTCGACACCCTGTCCGCCTCGACCACCTGCAGGCAGGACCCCAGCAGCCTGCCGGGCCGGCGCCGGAACCGGCGAATCACGAACACGTCGCCCGACAGCAAGCGCGACCGGTAGACGAGGTCTTCCATTTCGGAAAAGGTCTGGGCCCGCGTCACGTCGCAGTCGCGGCTGGCCGCCCACTCGGTCCAGATGTCGAGCGCGTCTTCCTCCCACCTTTCGGCGACAGCCTCCGACAGCCCCAGGCGCCGCGCGTCGATTTCCGGCCGCAGGACATGGCCGGTCCCGATCACGTTGACCGCTTTGGTCGAGACGGCCGATTGCGCCAGCGGGTCGTTGCGCACCAGGTCGCGCGACCGTGCCCGCAGAACGTCCAGATCGGGCAGCGTGTCGGCGTCGGCGCTCGACGCCAGCGTCGACCATTCCTGCGTCGCCGTTCTGTTGCGGCGCGCGCCAAGGTAGCCGCTCGCGACCGCCATCGCGGTCCGCGCGCGCAGCCGGCGCAGGCCGGCGCCCGGGGACACCCAGGCGATCACCCGGTCGATCAGCGTCGGCGCGACGCGCGCCCGGCCCATGTGGCTCACCGCGGAACCGCGACCGAAAAGGCGCCGCCCCGGCGCGTCACGCGGGCAACCTTGGCTTCCAGCCGCCGCTCCTCGGCCTGCAGCACCGGCAGGTCGAGCCGCGTGACCTGCTGGCCTTCGATGGCGTAGGACTTGATGTTGTCGCCCAGCAGGGCATCGATCGCTGCGGACACCAGGGCCAACCGCGCGGCGGGGTCGCTCGCCATTTCACACCTCTCAGGTTACGCGGCCACGCATTCCACGAGCACGCGGTGGCGCCGGCGCCGGGGCCGGTTCGGGCGGCGTCGTCCCGGTTGCCGCCGGCAGCGTGCCCGCCACGGCGTCGAACAAATCGCCTTGCGGCCCCTCCGGGGCTGCGCCCCGCTCGGCCTCGAGCGCCGCCCACTGCTCATCGGTCAGGTAGGCCCAGCGCTTCATCCGCGCGGCGGCCTCGGCGTAGAGCATCGTGTCGAGCGCCTCGTTGCGGCGCCCGGCCTCGGCCAGTTGCCACACGCTCACCGTCGCGCCCGAGGGCGCGCGCTTCAGCACCCGCACCTCGGCCGTGATCTGCCGATAGTACTCGTCCCCCAGCCCCGCGCAGAAAGCCACCGCGCCCCGCGCCGCCGGGTCGTCGTCTTCCAGCCACCGATACAGGCTCGCCTTCAGCCCGCTCACTCCGACCAGCCAGCCCTGGCGCCGCTTGCGCCCGAACTCGGGTGTTGTCTTGCGGTCGAACCGCATCCTCTCCAGGTCGCGGGCATTGGACGACGACGCGCCCCGAACCACTATTACCCGGGTCCAGGGATGCAGTCGCGCCCAGTCCCAGACGTCGTCGGTATAGGAACCGCCGTCGATCGCCAGCGCGTCGAGATCAAGCCGCAGGCCTTTTTCGGTGCGCCACCGCGCCTTCAGAAGCGCGGTCAGCTGGGCCCGCGCCTCCGGGGTCGAGACATGGTGCGGAATCACGATATAATCGACGACCCAGCGGCGGAACTGCGCCCCGAACGCAACGATCTGCACCTCGACCCGGTCGCCCTGGCAGTCCACCCCGGCGGTCAGCATCACGCCCCGGGCTGGCACGACGCCCCGCTGCAGCACCGCCCCGGGCTCGGCCAGTTCCGCCCGGTTGCGCAGCGCCTCCCAGTCCGGCCCGCGGCTCGCCTGCTCGTACGGCAGGCCCAGCACGTCGTTCCAGAACGTCTGTTCCACCTCGGCCGCCGCGGGCCTGCGCAGCGCATCCTCGGTCGCCCCGGTCACCGAAACCGTTGTCCAGCCCATCACCACCGCGTATTCCACCGCGATCGAGGCCCAGTCGCGCTGCGGCGCGTAGGCCCGCCAGAGGTGGAACCCCGGGTGGTCGCCGCGCGGGTTCGTCGCCCGCCACCGGCCCGCGCCGACGATCCGCTCCTTGTGCCCGTGCTCGATCACCCCGCCGCAGGTCTCGCAGGCGAAGTGGGCGGCGTGCAGCCGCTCGGGCTCGATCCGGGCCCGGAAATTGTCCCAGGTCAGCGGCGCGAACGTTCCGCAGTGCGGGCAGGGCACCTCGTAGATGCGCCGGTCGCTGCGCTCGTAGGCCGCGGTGATCCGGCAGGCGCCACTGGTTAGCGGTGTCGAGACCCTCAGGATTTTCGCGTCCTCGAACCCCGACGCCCGGCTGATCGCCAGGGCCTCCGGGTCGCCCATCGGGCCGGACTCGAACTTGGACAGGTCGTCCAGAATCACCAGCCGCCGCGTCGTCCCGGTCAGGTCGGCCGGCGAGCCCGAGGAGGCTACCTTGAGGCTTCCGTCGCGGCGCAACGTCTCCTGGTTGAACACCGTGTCGCGGTTTTCGCCACGGCCGTCGCCGAAGACTGCCCGCAGCGCCGGAGTCGCCCGGCGCATCGGCATCCACTTGTTGTTCACCCACTCCGTCGCCGCCGACATTGTGGGGTGCACCACCAGGCTGTCGAGCGGCATCGAGACGTGCCAGACCGCCAGCGTCGGCTGGATGACGCTGACCGTCTTGCCCCACTGGGCCGAGCCCCGCACCGTCACCTCGCGCGAAGGGTGCTCGGGGTTCAGCACCTCGTGAATCTCCCGCAGGAACGGGAACCGGCGGATCGAAAACGGGCCCGGCAGCGGGCCTGTCTCTTATACA